GCTAGTACACTCGTCAGAACTAAAATTACAGAAACGCTTGAATTAAAGTATAATGGAGCAATAAATCCTTCTCAAATTAAAGAAGTTCAAGAAAAGAAAAAACAAAATCTTATTGATAATGATGATTTAGTATACTCATTAAAGTTGTTAGAAGAACTTTTAAGAGAGTATGGTGCTACACTAAATGATGAAATTAATGAGTTAGAATTAGTGCGTGAAAGTCCTATACCATTTGTATGTAATTGTGGTGTTACTCACATTAAAAAATTTATAAATATCAGAAAATATGGAGCATTTTGTGAACCATGTCAAGATATTCATGAAAGGAAACAATCAATAGAAACAAATATGCAAGTTAGAGGAGTTCCATATCCTTCTAATGATCCATTGGTTGTTGCAAAAATGAAAGAAACTAATTTAAAAAATTGGGGCACAGAAATACCTCAACAATTGGATGAAGTAAAACAGAAAACACGAGATACTTGTCAGAAAAATTTAGGTGTAGATGCACCGATGCAAAGCCCAATTGTGCAAGAAACAGCTCGTATTAATAATCAACTAAAATACAATGAAGATCATCCTATGCATGTTGCTGAAATAGCAGAACGAAGTTCTAAGAATGCTTATAAATCTTATGATTATGTATTTCCTTCAGGCAGAATAGACAGAATTCAAGGCTATGAAAGATTTGCTCTTGATGAATTATTATCTAGAGGTATTCATGAAGATGATATTATCACAAAACGTTCAAAAGTTCCTAAAGTATGGTGGTATGATAAAAATGGAAAAAAACACAGATATTATATTGATATATATGTAAAAAGTCTAAAATTGGGTATTGAAGTTAAAAGTACTTGGACCGCAGAGAAGAAAAAAGATAAAATATTTCTCAAACAAAATGCTGTAAAAGAAGCAGGATATAGATGTGAAATATGGATTTATGATGGTAAAGGAAATAAAGTTGAATATCATGTTTAATATCTTAATTAAATAAGTATTTACAGTGATATTAATTATATAAATTATTTTATTTCTTTTCATTTTTCTTATACGTCTTCTTTGCTTCCACTCCCGCTTTATACATCTCATCTACATCCTTCTCAGATAGTCCTTCTACATCTATTCCCTTGGGAACGGAAATGAACTGAGGTTTCTTTAGGTTCTTCTTCATAATATAAGGACCATACTGTCCAGTCCGAATCGTATATTCTTTGAATTCTTTAACCGAACCCGCAGCTTTTGCTTGTAATCGCTGCACCGTTTCTTCCAAGGATTCCATACGAAACGGGACAGATATTTCTCCACATTTCAGATAATCCCCAAACTTTCCTGATTTCTTTTCAATCGGTTCTCCATTCCATTCACCGATTTGTTCTGATTTCTTTTCAACGTGTTCTCTCTTCATTGCATTAAGCGCATCAAACCGATCCTTATACGATGTCCATGTATCATGAATTACTCCCTTCCATTCTTCTTTTCCTTCTGCTACCAATTGAAGACGTTGTTCCATGTGTCCTGTGAAATTGTAGTTGAAGATATCTTCAAAATGCTGTAGCATAAATGTAACAACAGATCGTCCTAGATCGGTTGGAATCATCTTGTTCTTTTCCGCTGCGATCTTTTTGTCTTTCATAACAGTTGTAATCGGCAGAGATCCAAACTGTAGAGAATGTTCTTTGACCTTTTTGATAGAAGCGGGAACGGTAGAGATCGCCACGTAATGTTTCTCTTGAATCGTGGCTAATAGTGATGCAAAGGTGGATGGACGACCGATCCCATGCTTCTCTAATTCACGAATAAGAGTAGCTTCTGTGTAACGCCCTTGTGCTTTGGTTTCTTGTTGAGAAGCTTTCATTGTCTTCCATGGCAGACTTGCTCCAACTGGAATCTGGATGGCTTTATCCCATGCGTCTTCCTTTTCTTCTTCTTCATCTTCTTCATCAATCTGTGCCACTCTACCGATTCGTTGCCAGCCAGGGAATGTAGTTCGTTTCCACCGTGAAGTCCATGGAAAATCATCTAAACTGATCTTGACAGTACATGTCTCACCGCGAGCAGGAGCCATCTGACTTTGAACCGTTCGTTGCCAGATCAGGCGATAGAGAGATGCGCCGTCTCCTTCTACCGCCGTTACTTCTATGTGAGTGGGACGGATTGCTTCATGGGCTTCTTGGGCTGAAAGCCCTGCTTCTACAACTTCTTTCTTTTTTGATTTCTTTAAAGCTCCTAAATACTCCTCCCCATAATTCTCCTGAATCCATGCTTTCGTAGCAGTAATAGCCTCTTCAGACAACACCGCTTTATCCGTTCGCATATAAGTAATATGACCCGCTTCATAGAGTTTCTGTGCAATAGACATTGTTGTTTTCGGATTCATTCCAAATAAGGCACTGGCTTGTTGTTGCAATGTACTAGTCATTAATGGAGGTGGGGCAGCAGCCGTCCATGGCTTCACCTCATTTCCTGTGACAATCCCATTGGTGGATACGACATTCTCCATATAATTCATTGCTGATTCTTCATCTAGATCGTCGTCCATGCTTCCTTGGAATGAATAACCTTGGTCCACAGGTACTCCATTATAAATCCAATCCCCACTCACTTTCCAACTAGATTCCGTCTTAAATCCCAGAATGGCATCTTCCCGTTCTATCACAAGACGAATGGACGGAATCTGGCAGCGTCCTGCTGACAATCCAGACGTAACATGTTTCCACAAGAGAGGACTCATCGTAAATCCAATGAGGAGATCTAATAAGGATCGTGCCTGTTGCGTATGAACACGATTCATATCAATTGTACCAGGATTAGCAATCGCATGACGAATCGCCTTTTCAGTGATTTCTGTAAAGGTGATGCGTTTTACTGAATTAGGTAATTTTAGAAGGACTTTAACAGAATATGCAATCTGTTCGCCCTCAAAATCACGATCCGCTGCCAGATAAATCTCAGAAGCTCCTTTTGCCGCTTCTTTCAACGACGTTATCGCTTTTGACTTTTCTTTTAAGAATTCGTACGTCGGCTCATATCCATTTATTAAGAAGTTGAGATCGTGGGTAAGTCCACGAATATGCCCCATAGAAGCCACTACACGCCAGTTTGCTCCTAGGAACCCCTGGATAGTCTTCTGCTTACCTGGACTTTCAATAATGAGGACGTTCATGGTTTGACTTTTCTATAGCGAATTATGATTTCAATTTTTAAGACTCAAAAAAATAATGAGCAGCTTCCAATGAAAGATCATCCCATTCCATAGAAGAAATACGCTGTGTTCCTCTATTATATCCAATCCATACACCTGCCTTGCCATCTTCTACAATCCATTCATTCTTGATCCAACAAGATGGATATGCAGCAAGCAATGTTTGAAGCCATAGATAATCGGGTTTCCAGGCAGTAACAAATTCTACACGAATGCCTAATTTTCCATGCTGGTTGATGTGTAGATCATGCAATCCAGCTATAAATGTATCAAAAATAGTAAAAATATCATCTTCGGATGAAAATGTAATTGTGACACGATTAATACACTCGTTAGGCATTTTAGTATGATATGGTTATGGTGTTTTAAGTAGTAAAATGCATTTTACAGACCTATAAAGCCTAAAATCCTCTCCTACACCTAATCAGAATGATCAATCAATCCAGTGGTCAAGGTGCTCTTTTTGAATTAGTGGCACGCGGTGTCAAAGATAACTATTTCGTCAAAGACAGTAAAGATAGTATTTATCCGTATGATGCTCGGTACGGATCTTCTATGCCCCATTTGGCAGAACGACGCACAGTTGTCCCTATTGCACGCACCAACTTCGGAGGATCGTTTGAAGTGGAAATTGATACGTTTGGAGATATTATGACTGAATGCGCTTTGGAAATTGATTTGCCTACGTGGTTGCCGCCTTTAGGAGTAGGGTTACAAGCTCTGCAACCAGTAGATCCCTCCATTGCAAACGGACTCTATCCTATTACAGCAACAGATGCATCCCACACATCCTATGGATACGTTAACGGAATCGGATATTTTCTCTTTGAATCCATCCAGTTTTATCAAGATCAAATGCTGATTCAAGAATGGAGCGGGGACGGTCTCTACGTTAAACAATTAACTGAAGGATCCCTCAACAGTTCAGGCCTTGCATTCAAACAAGCAGGTGTTACCGCTGCATCCAATGATACGTCTGCAGCAGGCATTAGAGCGCTGCAAATGAGAGCCACACCAGGTCATCTCAGGATCTATCTGCCTCTTCCTGGCATGCAGTGTCCCAAAGATTCAGGTTTCCCTTTGATTGGACTTCCTTCCCAAACCTTTCGCATCAAAGGTACTCTACGAAAGCTAGAAGATCTTGTCGTATCCAGTGATCCACTTACGCGTAAGCCTACACCATGGACGTCCGAATTTGTTATTGCATATCCTGATGGACCTGTGACATTTGCCCCAAAACCTTTATTAGATATCGGTCAACCGACTATTCTGTTGAGCACTGTCCAGCATTACATTTCTTTAGAAGAAGGTGAAGAGATGCGTTCTACTGCGGTTCAAATTCCTTTCCGAAAACAATTTGAAAACCGATTCAGCTTTGGCGAACTAGATTATATCCCGCTGGATAAAGGTGGGCAAGCAGTAGCCACACGATATATTGATGGGCGACATCCTGCCGAGCGTCTGTTCTGGTTTTTTCGTAATTCAACGTTAGTGGAACAGAATCGTCTGGATGTATTCTACAATGACAATTTTGAATATAAACCTGTTACTGAAACACAGGCATATACCAGTGAATACTATTATGGGATCAAGCTCAATATTGCTGGGAAAGAACGGGAAGATTTATATGGTGCTTCTCTGTGGAATCACATTGTACCTGTGGCAAAACATGAAATGGGGCCTATGGCAAAACATGAGATAGTTAGAGTGAATAGCATTGGATCCATGATGTGGTCCCTAGGAGATACGTATGGAACAGTTTATCCTGCCCCTAGGAACCCTGAAGGGACAGTGAATTTTACAACGGCTGATCGGCCGACCATGTATATCCAATTGGCCAATATTATGCCTAATTTATATCTGGCGGCAAGGAAAGCTGAGATGCGTGTCTATGTGGATTCATGGAATGTGTATGAGGTTGTGAATGGACGTGGTCGGTTGATGTTTGCGAACTAGTAGGCTTTTTAAAAAAAAGCCTGCCAAAAATTTCATAGGCTTTTTAAAAAAAAGCCTGCCAAAAATTTCATAGGCTTTTTAACAAGTTCCTAAAAAGCCTAACAAAGCCTAAAAAATATAGTATATAATATATTATAAAAATGAGTATTGGAATTATCATTGCCATACTCGTTTTAATTATGTTAATCTTAGTTGCATGTATTTGCTGTATGATTGTTGAATTGGAAGAAGAACATCAGTATACAAGACTTTAAGAAGTTATTAGAACTTCTTAGAACTTGGCGGCAAAGCCGCTTTTTTGGCAGGCTTTTTTTAAGAACTTGTTAAAAAAAGCCTAAGCCTATTTAAATCCCCTTTGCATCCACTGAATCACCTGTTGCGTATCCGATGATTGAAACATCGGTTGCGGAACACCATTCACAACCGCCATAAAACACGGAATAGAACTCACGCCACAATACGCCGAAGTCTCTTCATTATCATCCACGTCACATTCATACCATACAATCTGATCACTCAGATTCAAGAGTTGAGTAGTATCAATTCGCTTACATGGACCACACCACGTTGCACCGAATTTAATGATGGAGATCGGATCAAGCTCTTTAGGCTTTACTGGATCGTGGAGGAGTGTTTGAAACTGTTGATGGTTGCGGAGGTGTATCATCTTTTTTGGCATTTGTTTTAGAATAGTTCTTATAGAATCCCGTTGCAAATACCAGTAAAATAGTAGCTACTAATGTGTAGGGGAGCAGATTTAAGCTCTTATCTGTTTGAGTTAATGAACCGCCTTTTTGACTAGCTTTCGCACCTTCTAGAGCAGGACCCGTAATTGTATAATACAGTGATGTACCAGGCAATACAGAAGATGCCTTAGAACTTGCATTAATAAGTTTGCCCACTCCTGATATAATATCTGAACCTGTTTTCAATGTAGTATCCACAACTGTCAGTGTTCTATCATATGCATCCAGACCTTTATCAATGGTAGATGTGATCGGAGTAATGACAGGATCCAAAAAGGATTGTAAGAATTTATAGAACCATCCAGAGAAACGATCAGCCGCAGATGGACCCTTTGATGCCCCAAAGAAGTTCGCGTGTTCTTCTACCACATCCTTCGTATTCACAAAGAATTGATACAATTTATATATCCAATTAATCATAGAGATCGGTAGAAAAATGATTGTAATAGTACAGATTAAACGGAAGAGACCAAATTCGGTTTGACCCACCAGAAATGAATCCAGACCGAATAGACCACCGAAAATAAGAGCTGCGGCATATGAGAAAAAACGAAAATGCTTCTTGTCAGGGATGTCTTTTGCTAAGAATCCTGCACCGACTCGTTGATCTACTAACGGAACACTGAGACCATACAAACGCACCGTATCTTCATTAAAGAGTGCCTGAGCTGCATCCCATATCCACCATGCTCCAAAGAAAAACAGATTTACTCCGATTTTAGCCAGGAATGTCCAGGGGGAACGCAGATATAAATGATCTAATGCAATGTATCCTCCGAGTAATGATAGCAAGACAAATGTATTGTAGGATAAAAAACTGGCACCGTCTTTTCCTTCATTTATGTTGGCGTTTGCGGGATCGTCCCCTTCACGCCAGTATTTTAAATGGGAGACGGTGAGAGGTACTTTTGGTTTTGCTTTCTCTGGTTTCTCTTCTTTTTCTTTTTCTGGCTTCTCTTTATTCTCTGGTTTCTCTGGCTTCTCTGGCTTATTTGGTGTTACCTCTGGTTTAGCCTCTGGTTTAGCATCTGGCTTAGCCTCTTTATCAGATTTATTAGGAGCGGCAGATGCCATTACTATCACTTTTTAAAAAAATATTAATAAATATGACGTACTTGTTAGCCGAAGGCCCGAATAGCCACTTTAACGAAGTTCCTGGCGCGCTTTTTTAAGAACTTGTTAAAAAAACGCCTTAGATGGTAAACAAGAGTCCCCCAAAACCATTAATCACTCGGAATACATTGTAATTGTGAGAATAAATCCGAATCTGTCCATTTCCTCGTGCAGGATATACATTATTCGTACCAGGAATATAGGTAGTAGCACTGATCAACGCTGGATTAAATTTAATCTGCCATACGATACTATCAATTCTACTTGCATTAAGAGAACCCGTTGGCTGTACGTCTTCTGGTCTCAATGCAAAGGAATAATTATAAATATATGATAGAACCGGAGTAGTAGTATGATGATCATATGGCTGTTGTAAACGAAAAAAGGATGATGTTCGTTCTGAAAAACGATCATATCCATCTAATTGCAAAACGGCCGTGGACAATAAATCAACACGTAATGCAGTATTACCACCAATCGTAGACTCTGTCGTAATCCCATTCGCAATTGCGATCGTACTTCCCGCTGTAATTGTAGCAGGCTGTATCTCATTAATCGCCAAACTGCTGTAATTAAACCATTCATTGCGGTTCGTCATCTGGTCACGCTGAATGACAAAAAAGAACTCCTTCAATGGGTGATTGAAATCCACCGAAATGGTAGCATTTGTCTGTGTATTGTAAAAAGAATAGGGTGAAGTATACTGGACTTGTTCAATCAAATACTCATGCGATGTACTCACAAACAAACGACGCTCCTCCACATCCATATATACATAATCACCCCACATCGTCATACTCGTAATAGGTGTTGTACAATCCACCTGTGTAGAGATACATGGATTAAAAGCTGCCTGTGAACCTGACGGAGGAGTCACCCAAAAGAGTTGTGATAATGGTCTCAGTGTAATATTAATACGAATAGACGTATATTGAAGCGCAATGAGCGGCAGATACAATCCTGGATTATTACAGAAGAAGAATTGAAGCGGGATAAGAAGCTCCAGACCATTCGTACCTGCATAAATCTGTGTATTCTCATATTGATTTTCTTGTCGCCCAATGAGGTGATTGAGGGCACTTCGTTGCGATGCAGGCGTTGAAAATTGTGTCCAGATTTCCATCCATTCTCCTGTCTGTCGGTCAATCTCTTGTTCACCGATTTCAAGTGTAATCTCTTGGATAAGAGCATGACCAATGGAGTTCGTGTAGGAGAGAATATTTCCCTGCGTGTCCTTGATAATGGGAAGAATTACATTGAGATATATGCGACCGAGGAGATCCCCGCGACGTGGGACAAGGCATGTAACACGTTGTCCAAAATTGGGGGTACCGTCAAAATACATGACTTGTGGTTCAATAGCATAATTCGTATGTCTCCGATATACCATTCGGAAAAATGTGATTTGGGGGTTGCCTGTCAGAAAAGCATCTTGTTTCCCTGTTGCTACAAGTTGCAAGAGTCCGCCTCCCGCTGTCATTCTGTTTACTGATCCGGAATGTTCGCTTTATGTTGTCATACAAATCATATGATACAAATCTTAGTTAAATCTTTGTTGAATCTAGATGTCATTGCAAGACCTGAGTCAACAGAATAGTGGTGTTATCGCTGTCAATAGTGGACCGCTTGTTATTAGAACATATAATCAACAAGGAACCAGCGTGCAAGGAAATACAACATATGTCGTCGGCAATTATGAATATCCAATATCAAGTAATTATGTGCTCATTACTTCCACAGGCGGTTTATTAAAACCCAGTGATGCAATTTATGTTTCGTCGGTTTCAATGTCTACTGTTAGTTCTGTTACTGGGACAATATCTACTCTTTTTACTAGTAATGGCTATTTTTCTACTATGACAGGATCTACATTACAGGCAAATACAATATTTGTATCTACATTGACAGGATCTACTGTAAACGCAAGTACTGTAAACGCTAGTACTATAAACGCAAGTACTATAAACGCTAGTACCATAAACGCACAGTTCATTAATTATTCTACATTAATAGGATCTACGCTACAGGCAAATACAATATTTGTATCTACATTGAACGCTAGTACCCTAAATGTAAGTACTATAAACGCTAGTACTTTAAACGCTAGTACCATAAACGCACAGTTCATTAATTATTCTACATTAATAGGATCTACGCTACAGGCAAATACAATATTTGTATCTACATTGACAGGATCTACATTGAACGTAAGTACCCTAAATGCTAGTACTATAAACGCTAGTACTATAAATGCACAGTTCATTAATTATTCTACATTAACAGGATCTACATTACAGGCAAATACAATATTTACATCAACACTTACTACATCCTCATTTTATACAGTAAATTCATTGAACAATGTTCTTGTCAGTAATTCTACCATAACAGGATCTACCATTCAAACTAATACAATTGTGAATACATCCACACTTATTACGAGTACATTAACAGGGATAAATATTGTGGCTACAGGTCCAATTACAGCTACAGGCGGAATAACAAATATGGGATATACTTCATTACCATCTACGTCTTTTATTATTAATTGGGGATATACTTCTTATCCAATCAATGGATCTGTATTTTATACAATTACAGGAATTGGAAAATCTAGTGATTCATCCTTTGTATATGTTACCATTCCCGATGCATGTTCTCCATTAACAATACAAGGATTTAATTTATATGCAGGCTATTCTGCATCTCAACCGCAAGTACAGGCAATTAATTATGTATCTGGACCACCAGGTCCTGCCAGTGGAGTATCATTTAATCTAGGAGGTAACCCACTTCTTAATAATACATCATATATACAATTTACAATATATGGATATAAATAGTCAAATTTACATAGGATTTCTATCATAATGCATCCGGTTAATGATACAAGTTAATGATATAAGTTAATGATACAAGTTAATAATACAAGATAATGATACAGATTAATATTTATTGTGTTTCAGATAAATCTTATAAAAAGATTTATCCGAAATAGTAGATATAATGTCGTATCCCTATGGTGGCATAAATGCCGTTTCGTTAGGAACAGGCGCAGGTTCCACCTTACAGGGTGCTACCGCCATTGCAATAGGATATCAAGCAGGAGCTGTCTCACAACCTGCCTCTTCCATCATCATCAATGCATCAGGCACTGCCCTGTCAGGTGTAGCTCCTAATGCATTGTACATGGATCCCATTCGCAACATGGCCGCTAGTACACTCATGATGTATGATACGGTCAATAAAGAAGTGGTCTACTCCAGCACATTGAACAATACGCTCACGGTCAACAATTTGGTTTCTCTCAGTACACTATCAGCTTCCACTGTTTCATTCTCTACACTGTCCGTGAATGTAGCCAATGTCTCCACCTCCAACGTCCAGTTCATCAACTTCTCCACCCTTCTCGGTAATACAGGTTTTATCACATCCACCTTTACTGTCTCAACATTGATTGCTGCAAACATTAGCGTTTCTACATTAAATCTGTCATTGTTCTCCACCTTGACGGGTTCATCCATTACGACCTCCACGTTGGCTCTGTCCACGATGTCAGGGAATACAGGATTCTTCACATCTACGCTCACTGTCTCAACATTGATTGCTGCGAACATCAGTGTTTCCACGCTGAATCTGTCATTGTTCTCCACACTCACGGGTTCATCCATTACGACCTCCACGCTGGCTCTGTCCACATTTAACGGTAATACGGGGTTTATTGCATCCACTCTGACCGTTTCAACCCTGATCGCTGCGAATATCAATGTGTCCTCCTTGGCTCTTAATCAGTTCTCTACATTGACGGGTTCATCTCTGATTGCCTCTACTATCGCCGTCAGTACCATTACTGCAAATACGGGATTCTTTAATTCCACCCTGATTGTCTCTACTCTGTATGCCTCATCCATTATAGTACCATCCCTGGTTCTTGATCAATTTTCCACGCTGACTGGTTCCTCCTTGATCGCTTCTACCATCGCCACGAGTACCATCAGCATGAACACGGGATTTGCCTTTTCCACATTCACTGTCAGTACTCTAATCGCTGCAAACATCAATGTTTCCTCCTTGGCACTCAATCAATTCTCCACACTGACGGGTTCATCCTTGATTGCGTCTACCGTGTTTGCTTCTACCATTACCACATCTACCCTGTTTGGTCAGTTCATTAACTATTCAACGCTGACGGGTTCCACCATGAATGGCAATGTCACCTATTCCAATTTGCTCCTCTTCTCTTCCATTTCATCCATCAATGGCTCCTCCTTCGGTAATACGGGTCCCACAGGTCCTATCGGTCAAGCCTCCCAGATCTCCTTCTTTGCCCCTGGATCGCAGTCCATCGGTCCATCTACTGCCATGGGTGTTGTTACTCTGACGACTCTGGATTCCACTCAGACCACGGGTATAACTGGATTTACCTTTAGTGGTATCACGAGTCTATTTACGAATACTACGATTCAACCCATTCCTGTCGCAGCTAGTTATGCCCTGGCGCTTAATACCACAGCAGGTGGCTATTCTGCTGTCGGTTTAACTGTCTTAGGTGTCACGACTTACTTCGGTGGTATGTACAACGCCAGTAACGGTGTTTCCAATTCAGTCAGTGTCCTGG